GTGCCTTCCTACTCCTTCTGATACATCAGCTCCAAGTATGTATCTGTGTCCTACTTGATACTCTCCATAATAATTCCAATTTCCTACAGTCTGTCCTACTTCAACTTTCAAATTAGCTGATATAGTAGGATCGAAAAACCTATCACCTGAAGATAAGAAAGCTTCTTCCGGAGTTTCAGGATACTCTTGCGGTATCTTTCTCTTATCCGTAAACTCAGACTTTATTATTTCAAACTGTGTTTCTGAATAGAAGTCTCTCCATCCATAGAATCTTGGCTTATACCTAGAACCCTTAGACTCTGCTAATTGCCACATCTTAGCATAATGATTCATATCACCATTAGCCGTGCTCTCTACAAATAACCATCCAGCTTCCTTATCCATTTGGTTCGCTGTTCCTTCTATAATTTCTTTAGCCCTCATTTCTTTCTTATCAGGATAAAATGCTGCTTCGGAAAATAGAAGCTTTTGAACTGTTCCTCCTCTACCTCCCACTCTAGCAGAAGCTGTTCCACAATAGAAATGTGATTTATTGTGCTTTAACTGAAACTCATTACTATCTACTGATAGGAATATTTTTGCTACTTCATCTAAAAGAGCGGGAATCTTTTGTATCTGATCTACACTATATCCAATATTCTTTGCTGCATAACTTAATAAATAGTTTCTATATCTCTTTCTAAAGGTAGCAGTAGCATCATCTTTATAACTAATAACTAATGTTTCAGTAGGATTCTTTGATAGAATATCATCTACTGCGAATAGAGCTAATACTAAACTAGTAAACCCTTCTTTTCTAGCTTTTAATATTATCTCTCTTACTGGATTAGTAATACCTTTATTTTCAATATCGTAATCTCTTATTAACTCATTATAATACTTTAATTGAACTGGTCTTAATATAAAAGGGACTAATTGTCCTGTCTTTGCATCATCTATTAAAAAGTTATCTTCTATAAACGCTTTGTATCTCATGCATATTGTTCTCTAGATTGGTCTACATTAACCTGTATAGCTACACCTATACCTTTCTTTTCTTTAGTTACTCCTATTCTATCTAATATATCTTGATTAGCTGATAATGCTGTTTTAGGTGGTGCTTGTTTACTTATCTTAATAATTCTCTGAGCCGCACCATATCCTTGTCCTTCTAAATACTTAATTATATCTTCTTTTGTCTTTCTTATTATCTTATTTCTTTCTTTTTGTTCTTCTGTTAATTTCTTTCTACCTGGTCCGGGAACAGGAAGACGCGACAGTAGTTCTTCTCTCCTGCTTTGTTTGGCTTTATTTTTGCTTTCTTTTTCTACATTTTGCATTACCCTTTTTCAGAAATCTTCATCTTATTATTTTATTATCCAATAAAACAATCTATATAGGCAAGGAGCTATTTTTATCCACTCATCTCTATTAACTTCTTATTTGGCATTACACAATGCCCGCCTATTTCTTTCATTATTGGTTCTAATACAGGTCTAACAAATTCGGGATGTCCTAATTCTTTATATCCTTCATTGTAGGTAATATTAGCCAACCTATAAACTTCAGAATAACTTAATTGGTGCTTATCACAATATCTTTTTACTCTTTGGGCAAATTCTATACACACTCTATAATATTCTGTATCAAATAATTTCATTGCTTCCGTTGTTTCAGGTTCATCAAATAACATTACTTTCATTCCTTTCCTTCTAAACTCATCTGCTACTTCACTTGCCTGCTCTCCTCCAATAAACTTTACAAATGTCCTTATTCCTTCTTCCAAATTCGGGTGGATCCCTCTTATAGGTGAATGTATTGCTCCACACTTCCTTGAAGTTCCCAACGGAACAGTGCTATGTATAATTGTATATTTAGGAGTATGAAGTTCTTGATATCTCTTTATCTCACTTTCAAATTCTTCTGAATAAGGAAAGCAGATATGAATAATATCAAAATGCTCTGACCAATCATGTTTTCCCCATACTGCAATCTCCATTGCAGATCCGAGAGCTGTTCCAACTTCTCCATCTCCTATAATTAAATGCTTCATTTCTTCTTGCAAATTATTATTATAAATCCTATTCCTAAAATAACGAATTGAATTAAATGTCCTTTCTTCCCTGTTTTAGCATTCTTTACTTCGTCCCATCCAATGTTTATCAAATCAAATCTTGAATTTTTCCAACAGCTTACTATATACTTTTCCATTTATTCTAAGAATCTAATTATTTGTTTAGTAATATTCTCACTTGTATTCGGCTTATAATAAATGTCTGATGGCTTTTTTTCCGATTCAAGTTGCATTCTTATTGCATTCCTTATCTTGCTTTCTTCAAACGGCACACTTATCACATTATCAGGCATCAATCTATTTTTCTGTCTCTCGCCAATGTTTACTACAGGAGTTCCAAATACACTTGCTTCTTTCAAGAATGAAGAACTATTACCAATAAGACACTTTGCAGCTGCTATTAAGTCAATGTATTGTTCTGGTTTGTATTCCTCTTTTCCATACATCGCTCCATTGTCTGAATTGGATTTAATAACTACGATTTGTCCATCAAACTCTTCTTTAACTATCTTTTCAGCAAGTTCTGGAATCTCTCCTGGCATAGGATGATAGCATATTACGACATACCTCCCAGAATTATTTACAGATGGTTTATAAACATTTTTAGCATATTCACAATCCAAACTTCCATAATTAAATGTCTTATCAGGATCTGTCCCCATTCCTATCAGCCTAGAATAACTTTCTTTATTTGTAGCAAAATGAATATCGGCAAGACTGGTAATAGCTTTCCTAACTTTATTATCAATCGCTCCTGATAAATCACCACCCTCTATATGTGCTATCTTTATTCCTCTATAAGCTGCCATCATAGCGATGGGCAAAACCTCGTATCTATCTCCTCTGACCAATACCAAATCATATTCATTCCTTCCAATAACTTTCCTAAAGGTATTTGCCACATCTGCCACATTGTTAAGTATAAAGTTATACTTAATTGGATAATCAACAATATCTACTATGAAGTTATTTTTCAGTTCCTGGAGTAACAACTTTTGTCTCGCAAGATGGACACGATTTGTCGCTGGGAACAGGATTCTTTTGTTCATGATTATTGAAATATCTTGTTTGATTCTTCATAGATTCATACTTGACATCTGAGACTTCTACTGGAGAGGATTTCCTCTGTAGCAAGAAGAAGTCAGATCCTATCTTTGAAACTTTGCATAGATAATAGCACTTATCAAAGTATCTCTCTAACAGATTTATTGAACTTATTCTTCCATCATAAATGATATATGTCCCTGGCTTAATCCTGTCCTCTAGTGTTAACTTATGGACAGTTCCATTTGGGAGATCTACATAATAACCATTCTTATCAACAAATGGACCAGGACCATCATTAACAATTAAATCAAACTCTCCTTCTGGCAAATCTTTATAAATTGAAAAATAAAGATATGGAATTTTATCATTCGCCCAAATAGTTGGCTCTGTTTTAAAGAATTCAATGTATGATTGAAGTTCTTTTGGAATAAGCTCTTTTGCTAACTTTATACACTTGTCATATTGTTCTACTGTAATCAGCTTTCCTTCTTTTTCACCTTTATCTTTCCAAGCCAATGCTATTACTGCATCTGATAATCCTACTCCTGTTCCTAATCCTAAAACCTTCTTAATGGGATTCTGAGTAATAAAATTATACAAGTCAACAGCATTAGACCAAGACATTATCCAAGAAGCTTCTGGAGATTTTGTAAAACTGGTATAAAGCTCTCTTAATTCTTTTGTAGCATTCATGTTAGTTAACTTTCCTTACCACTCTTGATATTGGTGGTTGAGGAGCTAATAATTTTCTAATTGACATAGCACCAAATTTATTCCTTGAAGCCACAACATCTTCATACGATTGAAGATATCCATAAAGAATATTCTTTCCATATCTGCCTTTATATTTCATCAATTGGCTATCCTTACCATTGATTGTTATCTTTACTCCTCTTCCATTAGCTATTCCCAACCAATACTCTACACATCCTCTTTCCTCTGTGTATTCATGGGATCCAGCTTGATTAACTCCATATAATTCAATTTCCTTAGCTCCACACATAAGTGCATAAGCTATCATATATGCTATTGTATTGCTAAAATATGGCATTCCAAATGTCTTGATGCAATCGTCTATTGGAAATGCTTCTGATAATGGAATCTCATCATACTTGAATGGTGCAATTAAGGGTATTTTTAGGGCATTGATCCTTGCTATAATTTCTTTCAAATCATTCTGTCCACTAACTATTCCTGGTTTCTCATCCAATACATCCATTATGAAAAGAACATCTGGTTTCACTCTATACTTTTCAACATTCACATAATCATTCAGAGCATAAACAATTGCTTCACTATTTCTTGGAGCAAGTTCCCAGCCAGTTCCTGTCGCTAAGATATTAACCTTGTTAGGATTCTTCTTTATCTCAAAAGCCATACTCTTTATTTAGCATTATCAAGCATTTCAATAGCTTGAGCTGTTACCACAGCGTTATAATATGGATTTTCTTCAACCATCTCTCTGATTTGAATTATTTCTCCTTGCTCTAATTCTATTTCATCTGTTTTGGCTTCTGTTCCATAACACTTCTTAATTATTTCATAACTCTTTAATGGTCTGAATCCTCTTTTGTTTACATAAGGATGATTATTTAACACCTGAAAAATAAGAATACCAAGAGTTAAAGTTTCTCTGTCTTCTGGCTTAACATCCTTTCCTTCTTCATTGGCTTTTATTTTGATTACTTCTCCTGTTACACTTTTGAATGCTTGTTTTATGTTTAGTTTCATTATTTTGTAAGTTAATTAGTATTTCCGACCTTTCTGAAGTTTTTCCAATGCAATTTTTCTTCTTCAAAACTATCACCATCTGTTTCAGCTAATCTGCAAAGTCTTGCCATCTCTTTAAACTCATCAGGTAACAGACTTACTTTATGGTCTGGTCCCAGTGCATCTCTGTTTAAAGTAAAATGTTTTTCAATCATCTGTGCACCTAATCTTATAGCTAATGCTGGAACTTCTATACTTAATGAGTGATCTGAAAAACCTATAGGCAATCCATATTTCTTTAAATCACTTAATTTTTCTAAATTTATCTTATAAACTGGACAAGGATAGATAGATATGCAGTAATTAATGCACTCAATATTGCTCCTTCCTAAAAAGCCAATCGCCTCATCTATTTGTTTTTCTGTTGACATCCCTGT